GTGCAGCCCGGCGCTGAAGCCCGTAGAAATCCGTCAGCCCTTCGGCGTCGGCCTCATCGGTCCAGGCGAGCCAGAGCCGCTGCAGCTCTTCTTTCCGGGCTGCATCGGCGAGCTTTGAGATTGGCTTGATCCCGTCGCCGACAGTGTTCGCCGCCCAGCTTTCGACTGCATTCACGGCATAGCCGTTGTTGCGCACCAGCCAGCGGGCACGGGCGGTGATGTCAGGCCCCGAGGCCGCGATCAGCGCATTCACATGAGCCCGTGTCGCCTGGAACCCGCGCAGGCGTCGGTGATGCTGGCCCGCGTCAAACCCGCCGATAAATGCGCCAAGGCGCTGCCGCCAGTTCATCACAGATCCTTCACGGCAAAGGGGCGGAGCACGCGCCCAGCTCCGTGCTCGAGTTTCGCAATGCGCCGTTCGACATCACCGATCGCTGCGGCGAGTTCAGCATCGGTCCCGTAATTGACGGTCTTGCCGTCATAGCTGACTGAGCGCGTGCCGCTGTAGCGCGCGGCCAGAAGGGCGCTGTGGCGGAGTTTCAGCTCGTCGAGGGTCATTCGTCATTCCATGTATTTAGGCGTGCTGATCTTCCAGCCCCGCCGCCTGGGGGCGGTGATGCGTCCGGCCTCAGGCGCTGTCGGTTTCTCGGGCTCGGTGGTCTGCTCGATGGCCGCCGTCTCGACACCCGCTTGCTTCTCCAACTGACGCCACATCCGTTCATCAAAGCGGTCGGCGCCGAGGATCCACGCGGCGGCCCGCGCGTAGATCCTTGTGTCCAGCGCCTCGTTCCGTTCGCGCATCTTCTGCCATTCCTGGCGTGCGTAGCCGCGTCGGTCGCGGATGGTGACCAGCTGTTCGGCCACCAGTTGCTTGAGCCATTCGCTGTCTGCCCAATCGGGCAGGTGGATCGTGCCCGCCGGTATCGGCGCCTCTGGCTCGGCCGGCCGCTCTATCCGCAGATAGCGATACGTTTCCGCCTTGAAGGTGGCCGTAGCCACCGTCCAGAGCCGCGCCCCACGCTTGAGCTTCCGCCCATTCACGGTCGCGTCGACAAAGGTCGGGCCCGACACCGGCGTCGCGCGGTTGAACCCTTCGAGACCTTTGACGGGCGCGACCTGCGATATCCCCTGCGGCCGCGCCCAGGCGTAGACCGCGGCGGTTTCATACCCGGTGTCGATGGCCAGCTTGGCAAGCGGCATCACCGCGCCGTTCTCATGCACCCAGGTTTGACCGAGCAGTTCTGTCAGTGCTTGCCAGCAGGCCGGATCACCAGGACCGCCCGGAAGCACGATGTGATCGACGAGCCAGCTTTCGAGGCCGCGGCCCCAAGCCCAGACATCGACCTCGATACGGTCCTTTTGCACGTCGGCCCCGGCGGTCAGGAACAGGCCACCCATGGGAACTTGCGCCGTATAGGCCTCGCGCCGATCTGCCAGCCGCTGCCATTCTGGCGCGTCACCGCTTTCAACCCAGGTCTCGCCAAGGAGCGTGTTGCGCGCAGCACGCAGCATCTCGTCTGAACCCTGGGCCGCCAGCCAGTCCCGCGCGATCTGCTCCCAGCTTTTCCAGCCGATCGGCGAATACAGCGCCGAGAGGTGAAACCCGATCGCGTTCGGATCCGCGCCGGTCGCGGTGGCCCTCCATTCACCACGCTCGAGCATCTGCGTCTTGTGGTGCTCGGCGATGGGACGCTCGCAGTCCGCGCAGTGATATGCGGCCGTTTCCGGTTTTCCCTTCGCCCAGCGCAGGCGCTCGAACTGCAGCCATTGCATATGGCCGCAATGCGGACACGGCACGAAATACCGCCGCTGATCACTGGCCTCGAACTCGCGCTCGATGCGCGACAGCCCCCGGATGGTCGGGGTCGAGACCATGAACACCTTGCGCCGATGCGCAAAGGTGGTGGTGCGCGCCTCGGCCAGCGTTACCGGATCGCCTTCCTCGTCGGCCGAGGCCGGATAGGCATCGACCTCGTCCAGAAACACGTAGCGCGCAGGCATCGACCGCAGGCCCGTGGCCGAGTTCGCACCGGTCAGAACCAGAATGCCGCCGGGGAACTCCTTCGACAGCATCGAATTGCCGGCATCGCGAGAGCGCGCGGGCTGCACGCGCTCCTTCAGCGCCGGGCTATCCTCGATCAGAGGGTCGATCCGCCCGCGCGATGTGCGCTTGGCCATCTCCACGGTGGGCAGCACCGCCAGCATGGGGCCGGGCGCATGGTGGATGACAAAGCCGATCCAGTTGTTGCCAGCCTCCGTTGCGCCGACCTGTGCGGCCTTCATGAAGCTGATCCGCTGCGCCGGGTGGTTGGGCGACAGCGCATCCATGATGGCCCGCAGATAGGGCGTGCGGGCCGTTCGGTATTGCCCCGGTTCTGCCGATGCCCGCGAGGAGAGCTTGCGATGTTTGTCTGCCCATTCCGACACTGTCAGGTCCGGGTCGGGCCGCATCCCTCGGCGCCAGGCGCGCAGGATATCCTCGGCGCCGTCAAAGGCGAGATCGAGGCCCGCGGTCAGATCAGATGTGTTCTCCTCATCATTCAAGCGAGACCCTGAGGTCGGCCAGGGCGTCGAGCTGCTCTCGGACATGGGTTTCCAACACCCTCTGCAAGATCGCAGTCTCGATCGTCACCGCCTTGCCGGCTGCCTTCTCCATGTCTGCGGACAATTGTGCGGCCATGAGGGCGGCCACGCGGGTGGGCCAGGTGACCCAAAGATCCCTCTCCTGACGCGCCAGCCGAAACACCAGAGTCTCGGCCCGCGCACGATCGACCAGAACGCCCTTTTTCTTCTGGATCGACAACTGCCGTTCCTGCGCTTGGTAGACTGTTAGCGCAGTGCGGGCCTTTATGTAGGAGGTGCTATCACCCGGGCTGGAGGTTGCAGGCACGTCGCTCCCTGCACCAAAGCCACCGCGTGAGCGCAACTGTTGATCCGGATCGGTCGAAGCCCCACGCCGCACATCCGAGGCCGCGGCGTTGATCGAGCCATCTGCAAAGAGCACGAGGCGACCGGTCTTGCGCGCCTTTTGCACGGCCCCGCGGGAGATCCCTGCATGCTCGGCATAGGCGCGTTCAGACATACCTTCCATGGCGCTTGAAATGACCTCAAAACATTGAAAATAAACAGAAAAACCTGTCTATTTGAGTTGATTACACTTCCGCTTAGAGCGAGTCTCACATCAAGCAAATTGCATGATTGGAGAAACACAGATGACCCTTGCCACCCGCTACAACGCCGAAGCCAAACGCCTGATGCCGCACATGGCAGACGACCTTGCGGTTGACCCCGCGATCGACAACGCCGGTCACATCGACGAGATCGTGTTCCGTCGCAGCGAATACCTGGGCGGCATGGCGGCGGTCCTCCTGGCACTGCTTGACCAGCAGAAGTGAGGGCGAACCCATGAGCACCCGCGCACAGATCGCCATTCAGACCGGGCCTAAAGAATGGGCCCATGTATATGTCCATTACGATGGCTACCCCGAGCACATGCTTCCCGCGCTAGCCGCGTGGGCGCCTGAGGACATCCTTGCCGCACGGGAAATCCGGCAGGTCAGCGCTGAGGCGCTGGATTGTTTCAACCCGCCTCGGTTGCCCCGGATTCTCTCAAGACCCACCTGTGAGTTATCCCACCTCTATGTCTGGCGCGACGGTGCATGGGCGGAATGGAGTGCAGAGCAATGAGCCGTCCCGATATCCTTCCCAGCCGCAACGAGGATTACGGCTTTTTCCGAACCCTGACCGTCTGCCCAGAGCGCGACCGTCGCAGTACGGAGGTCTGGACGCTGGCCTCGCGCCTGATCGCCGAAGCCATCCACGCCGATAGCGAAGACGAGATGATGGGTATCCGCGACTTTCTCGATAGCCGCATTGGTCGGCATTTCGCCGACGATGTCGTCGGCAATATGACAGGCTGCGGCATTGGGCTTGAGGCTGCTATCGGCTCCGCGATCCACCGTTGGCAGGGCTGGCGCATCGACCGCAAGACTGAACGTGAGCACGGCATCCCATCTGTGCTGCCTTACCTTGCCGGCTGGGTGCAGCACTTCGCCGTCACTGCCGCGATGGAAGATGCCAACTGATCTGCTTCCCGAAACCTTTTGAAAAGGCGTAAACGATGTCCAAACTCACCGATACACAAACCATTATACTCACGCGCGCCGCATCCCGCCCCGGCAACTTGGCCATGCCGCTGCCCGACGGGCTGGCTGGCGCTGCGGCCAAGATGACCGTCACCAAGATGATCGAGCGCGGCTGGCTTGAAGAGGT